TGCAGCAGCTTGCGGTGGAAAGCACCCCAAACGTCGGTGTTCATATTGTGGGCACGCGGCAGCTCGACAGCAGCACGCAGATGCCAACCACCGTCTCGGGCACCGTGACGCTCGGCGCCGGCATTGCGAACGTCGGCTCGGTGAACATTGCCGTCGCGCAATCGATCGGCCTAGCCTCAAGTTCGGCCAACGGCGAAGCGACGATGCTGATCCGCGACCTGACCGCGGATACCAACTCGGCGGTCATCAAGGTCGGTGCGACGCACCTTGGCGAGCTGGTGATGGCCAACGACAGCGCGACGAAGTTTTACGTGAAACTCTACAACAAGGCGACCGCCGCGGCCCCGGCGACGGACACTCCGGTCGCTAAGTACGTGATCGGCCCGAACAGCACCCTGCGCGTTTCCGGCGGCACATTTGGCATGCGCTTTGCTTCCGGCCTCGCAATCCTTGTCACGGGCGGCATCGCCAACACGGACACCTCGGCGGTCACGGCGAACGCTGGCACGCTCACGTTCGTCTACACCTGAGAGGGACGCCATGTCGTCAACCGCAACCGATCTCGGTCCGATCGGCAACAATGTCATGCGCAGCCTGCAAATCGATATCGACGTGGCGCACCAGGTCATCTACTGGCAGACGGTGCATTCCAACCACGAGCAGGGCTCGCCCCAGTTTAATGCGCAGATGGACGATTACGTCGCGCACTACGAGGATCAGTTCAAGAAGCTTCCGGAATGGCTGGAGCAAGACGTAGCCCGTAACGGCTCGTGGCTGTTTTTGCGCACCTCGCAGGGGCAGATGCAGCTCCGGTGCACGTGGTCGCTGCGGGCGCGCACGCGCGTCTACCTGTGTGCGGTGCCTCCGGCAGATCCCGGCACGCCCGAGTTCGAGGAATGGCTGCCTGAGCAGGCTGCGATTGCCGAAAGCAACTGGTTCAAGGATCGCCCGCAGTACGTTCCGCTCTGAACTGACGAGGCTGCGCCATGTCGTTCTTTTTCTGGTGGCGCAACGCTGGGCAGGCTGCCGTCTCGCTTTCCGGCGCCGTAACCGCCGGTGGTACTGCAACGGGCACGCTTGGTCCCACGGCCGCGCTTTCGGGCGCTGTCACCGCAGGCGGCACCGCCTCCGGCACGATCGGCCAGGCAAGCATTCAGCTTTCCGGGTCTGTCACCGCTGGCGGTACGGCGTCCGGCACCCTGTCGCCTACCGCTGCCCTTTCCGGCGCCCTCAGCGCCGGCGGCATCGCCACCGGCACCCTGTCACCGACCATCGCCGTGTCAGGCGCGGTTACAGCGGGCGGCACGGCGTCAGGAACGATCTCGAGCGGGTCGCTTCCTGTTACGCTGTCGGGTTCCGTAGTTGCAGGCGGCACGGCAACCGGCACTCTGGGCACTGGCGCCCTGCCGGTGTCGCTGTCCGGCTCCGTTACAGCAGGCGGCGTCGCCACCGGCACGCTAGCAATCCAGGTCGCGCTTTCCGGTGCTGTCACGGCCGGCGGCCGCGCTTCGGGTACGCTGAACCCCACAGTTGCGCTGTCTGGCTCGGCAAGGGCAGGCGGCACGGCTTCCGGCTCGCTGTCGGTCTTCGATCCGCCCGTGCTCGCTGAATGGGGCCGCGTCGGTTCCGCGACCGGCACGCCCGGCAGCGGCAGCCTTGAGGGCAAGCCTGCGGGCAAGAAGGTAATCGGGATCGCCGCATGAACAAGCTGGTTCGCGTCATGGCGCCGACGCTGCTTCCGGTCACGCTGGCCGAAGCGAAGGCGCACCTTCGCATCACGCACGACGAAGAAGATGCGCTGGTCGCCCGCCTCATCGGCACCGCAACGTCCTACTTCGACGGCTATGCGGGCGTCCTGGGGCGCTGCATCCTGCAGCAGTCCTGGACGCTCTATCGCGACGCCTTCCCTTCCGGGGCGATCACGATCCCGCTAGGGCAGCTCATCGCAGTGACCGGCTTCGACTACACTTCGACGGCGGGAACGAACGTGGCTATTTCCGCCACCGATTACGTGGTCGATCTGTACGCCGGGCAGGTGCTGCCCGTGTCGACGTGGCCGGATACGAGCGACGTGCCGAACGCGGTGCGCCTGACGTACACGGCCGGCTACGGCGATGAGATCCGCGACGTGCCGGACGCTATCCGCCACGCGATCCTGCTGCTCGTGGGGCACTGGTACGAGAACCGCGAGGCTGTGGCCGTCGGCGCCACGCCCGCAGAGGTACCGATGGCGGTCGACGCGCTGATCGCGCCGTTCCGCATTATGTCACTCTAACCGAAAGGGCATCCCATGGCAGACCTGACGACACAGCTTTTGCCCGAGGCCGGGGCATCTATCAACTTGGCACCCGCCGCAGCGGGCGGCGACAAGTTCGTATGGGATCCGGCCACCGCGCTCGTCATCCGCAACGACGACACGACGGCGAAGACCGTGACGCTGACGCCGGCGGTTGCGACCGTGACCGACCCTGAAAAGGGCGCGCTCACGAAGGCGGCCATCGTGCGCAGCGTGGCGGCCGGCGAAGTAGCGATTGTCCCGCCGGTCTCCAGCCTGTTCAGGAACGAGGCGGACGCGAACAAGGTGGCGATCGCCTATTCGGCCGTTACTTCCCTCCGCGTGGCTGCGGTCCGCTTCTGATGCTTGGCGCCGGCCCGCTCGACACCATTGTCGAGTTTCAGCGGGCAACAACGACGCTGGACGAGTTCAACAGCGCAACCGAAACCTGGTCGACGCTCGCCCGCGTCTTTGCCAGCCGGGAAGATATGTCGGGTCGCGAGATGCTGGCCGCCCAGCAGGTCGGCGCGGCGTTGCAGTCGCGCTTCCGTGTGCGCTGGTCGTCCGTCATCGCGACGCTCACGCCGCACGACCGGCTGATCTGCGACGGCTCGATCTGGAACATCGCGGGCATCACGGATATCGGCCGCAACCGCTATCGCTTGCTGCTTGCGACGCGGAGAGAACCATGACCGTCAAGTTTAAGGTTGAAGGGTTCAAGGAGCTCAACGCAGCGCTGTCCGAACTCAAGAAGGGAACGGCTCGCAACGTCGTCGTGCGTACGCTGCGGCGCATCGCGGAGCCGATGCGAGCAGAAGCCCAGCGGCTGGCGCCCGTCGACACCGGGAGGCTGTCGCAGAGCATCGCGGTATCGCCGCGGATCGTCAACGAGGTCGGCAACGTCGCGTTCGCTCAAGCAATAAAGCAGGGTCTGGACAAGAAAGCTGCGGTCTCGGCAATGCGCAAGGCGCGGCGCAGCGAGTCAGGCGGCAGCGCGGTTCAGCTCTACATCGGTCCATCCAAAGGCCCGAAGGGTCAGAACCCGCTTCGATATGCGTCGCTGGTCGAGTTTGGAACGGTCAAGACCCGCGCGCAGCCGTACATGCGTCCGGCGTGGGATGCAGGCAAGACACGCGCGCTCGAAAGCGCGAAGCAAATCCTTGCCGAAGAGATCAACAAGGCGACCACCCGCGCGCAACGCCGCGCTGCTCGAGCCGCCGCCAAAGCCGCCGCAGGCAAGTAACGATGGAAGAGGCACTAATCGCACTCCTGCTTGCCAATGCAGGGGTTAGCGCCCGCCTGGGCTTGCGCATCTACTTCGGCCGCAAGCCGCAGTCTGACACATCGAACCACTACGCGGTTGCGCAGGTCATCTCTTTGCAGCGCGATTACGTGATGGCCGGGTCTGCTGGGTACGTCGCAAGCCGCGTGCAGATCGACGTATACGGCCAGACCTACAAGGAAACGAAGCTGTCGGCCCGCGCGATCGACGCGGCGCTGTCCGGCTACAGCGGCGGCATCTTTCAGGGCGTCTTCACCGACACGCAGCGCGATCTCGACGAGATGGACGCCGGCGACGTGAACCCGCTGTTCCGGGTGTCCACAGACTACATCATCCACCATACCGAATAGGAGCAAGCAATGACCGACGCCCGCATAGGCTACGGCACGCGGTTCGAAGTATCCACGAACAACGGCACCACGTACACTCAGATTGCCGAAGTAACAAACATCACGCCGCCGTCGAACAATCTCGACATCATCGACGTGACCAGCATGGGTTCGCCGAACCGCACCCGCGAGTTCATCGGCGGCCTGAACGACCCAGGCGAAGCATCGTTCACGATGAACTTCCTGCCGGGCTCGGCGTCGGACCTGCTGCTGAACAGCATCGTTGACAGCGGCGTTGCGGTGAAGTGCCGGATCACCTATCCGAACGGCCGGCGCTGGACCTTCGACGGCGTGTGCGTCGAATACACGCCAGACATCCCGACTGCCGAGGCAATGACCGCCAACGTGCGGTTCAAGGTGACGGGCAGCAAGACGCAGGATCAGGTCTGATGGCCAACCCGGCGCGCGGCGAAATCACGTTCGAAGCCCAAGGCAAGACGTGGACGCTGGTCTACACGGTCAACGCGATCTGCGACCTCGAGGAGCAGACGGGGCAGTCAATCGCCGAGCTCGGCGCGATGCTGTCGGGCGCCAAGCCCATGACCGGCATGCGCGCCCTGTTCTGGGGCGGGCTTCGCAAGCATCACCCCGAGGTGACGCTCGAGGGCGCGGGCGATCTGGTGCAGGACATCGGATCAAAGGAAGCGGTGCGGCTGTTCTCCGAGGCGCTGAACACCGAGGCGGACGATCCGGCAAACCCTCGGTAGGCGGCGGTCGCTGGCTGTCGCAACTCACTGCTTGGTGCGCGTGCGGCTACGACCCGGCGTACTTCTGGCAGGCGACGCCGCGCGAGATCGCCGCCTGCATGGAAGGGGCGGAGCAGCGCCGGCGGCACGAATACGAGCTCGCTACCTACACGGCGTGGCACATGGCTGCGCTGTCCCGCTACAACGGGAAGAAGTTCCCGAAGCTGAAAGACATCATGCCCCGCTGGCGTTCGCGTGAGCGACAGACGCCCGATCAGATGTGGGCCATCGCCCTGATGTGGGACGCCCGCGTCAACCGGAAGAAGGCTTAAGCCCATGGCTATGAATGCAGTCATCGGTGCGTTGCGCATATTCCTTGGATTGGACGCAGCGTCGTTTGACAAGGGCGTTGACAAGGCTAAGGCCAAGGCAGACGGCCTGGCGTCTCACTTCAAGAAAGTGAATCAAGCTCTTGCGTCCTTTGGCGGTGGATTGGCGACGGGCTTTCTCGGCGCAGGTCTTACATCGCTGCTTTTCGGCCTCAAGCAAGCCGCAGAGTCTCTCGGCGACATTGGCGACGCGGCTGCAAATCTCGGACTGACCACCGAGCAACTGCAGAAGCTGCAATATGCAGCATCGTCGGCTGGCATGACAGCGGACGAGTTGACGACTGCCATGGGCCGGTTCAACGATAAGATCGGCGATGCACTGGTTGACGCTGAATCGCTCCAGAGGTTTACCGAGAAGTATGGCGTTGCACTCACGGACACGACGGGTAAGCAACGCTCCCTGAACGACATCCTCGGCGACTTCGCCGAGCGCATCAAGACGACTGGCACAGAAGCGGAAGACTTTGCCCTAGCAACCGATTTGTTCGGCCGCGTCTATGGTCCGAAGTGGCTTGAGGTGCTTCGCGAAGGTCGCGACGGCCTGGAAGACTTCGGTCAGGCGGCCGTGGATGCCGGATACGTCGTCGACGGGGAAGTGATCGCGAAGGCTGCCAAGTTTGATGCCGCGTGGAACGTGGCAATCGACACGGTCTCGAAGCGGCTCAAGGCGTTCGCGGTTGAGGTTGTATCAGTTCTTAGCGACGACACAAAAGCATCGTTTCTTCGACGGGCGCTGATGGCTAGTCCCGGCGCGCTGATTAAAACGCTGTCGGGCGACTTGCCTGCTGGACCCGGTGTCGAAAACAAGCCGCCACCTAATTCCGGCCAGCGCTTTCTCGACAATAGCACCGGCGGTTTCCTCGACATTCCGCCGCTTCCGCGCTCCAAGCCCGGCATGGGCGGCGGTGGGGGCAGTGTAAGCCGCCGCGCGCCCGCCAGGGAGTTCGAAGACGCCAGCAAGGCGGTGAAAATCTACACCGACCGCATCGGCGAGAACACGACCGAAATAGAACAGACCGTGATTGCGCAGAACGACCTCAACGACTCCTTGCGCGACTTTGCGGACATCGGCGCTGGCGCGTTCGATGCGCTCATCAACGGCGGCCGATCCTTCACGGACGTTCTGAAAGACATCGCGGGGCAACTGTCGTCGCAACTGATCTACGGCGCGTTCTCGTCGATCGGCAGCCTTGGCAGCGGTAGCGGATTGGGCGGCAGCCTCGGCAGCCTGTTCGCGGGCTTTTTCGCCAACGGCGGCACGATCGGCCCCGGCAAGTTCGGCGTCGTCGGCGAACGAGGCCCTGAGCTCGTGACGGCTGGCTCGTCGCCGCTGTCGGTGATCCCGTCCGATATGTTCGGCGGCGGCGGGCAGGTCATCAACATCGACGCACGGGGCTCGAGCCTGTCGCGCGAAGAGATTAAGGCGGCGTTTCTCGAGGCGCAGCGGCAGACGCTCGCCCAGGTGCCGGCCACCGTCAACCGCGCCAGGGCAAGGGGCCGCGTCTGATGCCTGTCACCTATCCGCGCGGCATGCCGCCGTTCAACATCCGCAGCGGCACAATCACCCTCGGCCGGCAGGTGGTGGGCAACCCGCTGCGCTCCGGCCAGATCGAGCGCATCGAAGTCGGCGAGCCGCGGTGGTCCGTCACCTATACCAGCGTGACCATGTTCAACGCGGCGTATCGCGATGCCTGCTCCTGGTGGGACAGCCTGCAAGGGGGCATGAAGACGTTTCTCGCGGTGCCGCCCGATGGCCGGTTCCCGATCGCCTTTCCGGCCGGCTTTACCGGCGTCAACCGCGCCGGCGGCGGTGCGTTTGATGGCACCTCGAGGCTTGCAGGCTTCGGCGCCACGAACGACCTGCTCACCTTCGGCAGCGCAACCGGGCAATCGCTCCCGGCGAACTTTACGCTGGCGAACGGCGATTACATCGGCCTGTCCTACCAGAACCGTTACTCGCTGCATCGCGTAATCGAGGCCCGGACAGCCAGTGCGGGCGGCGTGATGACGCAAATCCAGGTGACGCCGTTTGTGCGCTCGACCCTGTTCCCCGGCGGCAACCTTGTGACCGTCACGGTTGCATCGCCCGCCTTTGAAGCCCTGATCGACCCGGAAAGCTGGTCTGGCGAGGCGTTGCCGGAAGGGTCCGTGATTTCGTTTGCTGCCGTTCAGCGAGGCTATTGATGCGCTTCATTGACAGCACGGTCCTTGTCAACATCGCGGCGGGGTTCAGCAGCGAGCGCCTGATGGTGCGACTTGACCTGGGCTCCGGCTCGACCGGCTTCTGGCAGGGCGACGATCCGCTCGCCTACAACGGCGTGACCTATAACGGGTTCTCAAGCATGCTTGAAATGGACCCGTTCGACGAGGGCAGCGAGTTCGCCTCGCAGGCGTGCGTCGTGCGCCTTCGCGCGGTTCCGGTGCAGTTCCTCACGCCGGATCGGATCGCCTCGATTGAGGCTGAGCAGTATCACCAGCGCCCGGCGATCGTCACCATCGCGCACCTAAACCCTGACACCAGATCCGTTCTGTTCTTCGAGCAGATTTTCAGCGGCCGGATCGACCAGATCACGCACGTCCAGGGCGACACCGAATACACGCTCGAGGCCCGGCTTGAAAGCCTGGCGCGCGATTACACGGCGGCGGGCCATCGCGAGCAGTCCTACGCCGACCAGCTTGCCCTCGACGGCACGGACACCGGCCTCATCTTCGCGGCCAACGCGGGCAAGCAAGAGATCTATTGGGGCAAGCGGCCGCCCGGCGGCGTGAAGGGCGAGCGACGGGACCGCGCCGCACGCGCGAGGCCGCGCCTATGAGGGTCGAGGAATGGCCTGACGCGTTGATGGCGGTGATACAGCGTCACGCCGATCAGCCGTTCCGCTATGGCGCGTCGGACTGCTGGATGCTGGTTGCCGACGCAATCGAGGCGATCACCGGCAATCGCCCGTTTGCCGACGTGCGCTATTCGACGAAGCAGGGCGCGGCTCGAACGCTTACCCGTTACGGGTTCACCAACGTTGCGGATGCGCTGGCTTACGTGCTCGAAGAGATCCCGATCGCCAACGCCGGGCGCGGGGACGTGGGGGTGGTCGACACCCCTGACGGACCTGCGGCGGTCGTGTGCGCCGGGCTCTACTTCGTCTGCAAGTCCGAGACGGGCATAGATCATCTTCCGCGCGATGCCGTGAAGCGCGCATTTGGGGTGCGGTAATGCCAGCGATTGCGGGAATTGGCGCTGCCGTAGCGGGCCTTATCGGCGTTGGCGGCACGGCGGGCGTATTGCTGGGCGCGGCGGTGAACGTCGGCCTGTCGGTCGGCCTGTCCTACGGCATGAACGCGCTGTTTGGCGGCGGCAGCGGCGCGGCGCGCACGCAGGGTTCGCAGACCACCTTGACCTTTGGCGGCGCACAGCCGCGGCAGGTCATTTTCGGCCGCGCGGGCGTGGCTGGCCGGCTTGTGTACTGGAACACGCACAGCGGATCGGATCGCCAGCGGCTGAACCTCGTGTTCACCCTCGCCGATTGGCAGTGCGACGGCCTCGACGCCGTGTGGATCAACGGGCAGCGCAAGACGCTCATCCCGCAGGCGATCCCCGGCGGTGCGACGGAGCACGCCCGGTTCTACGTTGCCGGTTATGGCGACAAGTGCATCATCAGTTTCTTCGACGGCCGTTGGGGGCAGGTTGCGGACGCCCGGCTTGTGTCGACCGCGATCCCGGCCGGCAACTGGACAACAAACGACCAGCTCAACGGCATCTGCTACGTTTCGGTCGAGCTTGACTACGACGAAGACCTGTGGGGCACAAGCATTCCCCAATTCATCTGGAACGTGCGCGGCGCCAGGCTTTACGATTTGCGGAAGGACTCCACGAACGGCGGCAGCGGCGCGCATCGGTGGGACAATCCGTTGACGTGGGAGTTCAGCGAGAACCCGGCGGTCTGCGACTACAACTTCCGCCGCGGCTTCTATCGCAACGGGCAGCGCATCCTCGGGATGGGCGCGCTTGCCTCCGAGCTCCTGACGAACCACTACACAGCGGCGGCCAACGTCTGTGACGAGATCGTGTCGGAAGGCAGCCAGAGCGTGGCGCGCTACCGGGTGTCGGCGATCGTGTCTGCCGACGACGAGAACCGCACGGCGTGCGCGGCGTTCACGGACGCAATGGCGGGCTTTGCCTATGAGCGGGCCGGCCAGTTCGCAGTGATTGCGGGCGCCGCGCAGACGCCCATTGCCAGCATCACGAACGGCGACCTCATCGCCGGGGCGGAGCTGCGGGTATCGGCGCGGCGCACCTTCGACCAGCTCATCAACGCGGGGTTTGGCACGTTCCTCGATCCGGCTTCTGGCTGGGAGATGATGAGCTTTGAGCCGGTGACGAACGCTGGCTGGGAAAGCGAGGACGGCGACCGGCGGGGGCAATCGTTCGACCTGGCCTATGTGCCAAGCCAGTTCCAGGCGCGGCGGATCGCGACCATCCGGCTAAACGAGACGCGGGCGTTCCAGGCGACGGCGACGATCACCACCAGCTATCGGTTCATCCATGTGGAGCCGGGCGATTGGGTAACGTACGCGAACACGGCGCTCGGGACAAAGACCTACCGGGTGATGTCGCGGACCCGCAACCCGGATCGCACGCTGACGTTCTCGCTGTCCGAGATCGGCGCTGCGGCATACTCCGGGATCACGCAGCCCACGGTAACGCCCGCCAGAACCGATCCGACCGCGCCAGTGCGCGCGCAAACGGTTCAGGGCTTTACGCTGTCGCCGGGTTCCGAGACCGCTACCAATCAGGCGCTACCGTCCATCATTGCACAATGGGTGCCGCCGGGCGACAGCACCATCGTTGCGGTGGTGATCGAGTACCGGAAGGTCGGCGACACGCAGGCTTCGACGTTCATCAGCCGCAGCCCTGAAAGCGGCGTGGCGAAGATCACGACGAACATCCTGGCTGCCACGAACTACGAGGCCCGGGCAACGATTCAGACCGAGCCGCTGCGGGTGACGGCCTGGACGCTATATGTCGGCGTGACGACGGATGCGACGTATCTCGTGCCGTCTGCGGCGGGCACCGGCGCTTCTGGCCTGCAAAGCACGCTGGATGCGATCTCGGCGCAAGTGAATTCAGACGCCTTCCGCACCTACCGCGCCGAGGCGATGGAGAAGTCGCGCCTCAGCCTTGAGGCGCTGCAATCGTTCCGCCGCGATTGGGACGACGCGTCGGAAGCGGCAACGCAGGTAAACGCGATTGCGGTCGGGGTGAACGAGAACACCGCCTCGATCGTGACGGAGCAGATCGCGCGAGCGAATGCGGACAGCGCGCTTGCATCGCAGGTGACGAGCGTTCAGGCGCTGGCGGACCAGGCGACGGCCAACGCGGCGTTCAAGATGGAGGCTGTGGCGGCGCCCGGCGGCACCGCGGCGCGCATTGCGGCGTTCGTGCAGGCGGGGGGCAGCACGCAGTTCAACCGCGCGGGCTGGGCGCTGGACGTGGTGGAAGGCCCGCCCGGCACGTTCTCCGGCCGGTTCGTGGTGAGCGCCGACCAGTTCACGATGTCGGACGACGGGACGATTCCGTTTACCGTCATCGACGGCGTGACGTACATTAAGAACGCGATTATTCAGAACGCGGCCATCAACACGGCACGGATCGATAATAATGCGGTCACAAACATCTGGTCAGCAGAACAATTTGCAGAAGTTGGTACAAACGTTGTTGCTTACCCTGCGGTAGGTGATGATCGC